AAAAAAAAGGTTGCGTGAATGAAAGAAAAAAGTTTTGAAAACAAGGTGAAGGATTTCCTGAAAGATGAAGGTGCATGGTTTGTGAAGTATTGGTCAGGTACATCCAGTACAGGAAAGAAGTTCACCAAAGATGGAATCCCTGACATTCTTGCATGTGTCAATGGTTGGTTCTTTGGGATAGAACTAAAAGCACCAACAGGAAAACCATCTGACCTGCAATTGGTCAACCTGAAGAAGATTGATGATGCAGAAGGGTTTGGAATTTTATTATATCCAAAGGATTTTGACATCTTCAAAGAACTGGTTCAGGCATGTCAGAAGATGCAGGTTGAAGTCCAAATGGACAGATATGAAGAATTAAAGGAAAGGTGGTGGTCAAAATGGGAACAAGTACACAAATCACTTTGATTATCTGTGTGACAATTCTGATTCTTGCATGGATAACAAGGGACAACAAAAGGGATGGTGATAAATAGTGGACAAAATGCACTTTTCAACTGCACAGTGTTTTGAACAATGTCCTGCAAGATATGATTTCAGGTATAGACAAGGACTGGAAGTCATTGAATCAGATGACCCTTCAAATGCATTGAAGTTGGGAACATGCCTTCATAGGGGTCAGGAAGTTGACCTTCAAACTGCAATTCATGAATATTTGATGTCCTATCCAATTGTGACAGATGAACACATCAATGAAGTCATCAAATTGGAACATTGGATTCCAAGGGTGAAAGAATTACTTCCTGAAGGACTGCATGAAGTCAACATGCAGAATGACTGGTATGAAGGGACAATGGATTTGTTGGTTCCCTGCACCAAACATGATGCAGAACTACCACATGGACAGTTTGACCTATATGATTTCAAGTATTCCAACAATAAAGACCATTACATGGAATCAGAACAGTTGCATGTTTACAAGTATTTTTGTGAACAGACTACTGGAAAAAGAATCAGAAAAATGTTCTTTGTGTTTGTTCCCAAGGTGTCAATCAAAAGGGGCAAAACAGAAACACTGGAAGACTTCAGAAGAAGAATTCATGAAGAACTGAATGAAGAAGATGTGGAAATCAGGGAAGTCATTTATGACCCTGCAAAGGTTCTTCAATTCTTTGAAACAACAGTCACTATTCAGTATGCAAAGGAATTTCCAAAGAAACCTTCTTTTCTTTGCAACTGGTGTGAATATCAAGATTATTGCATGAAAGGAGATAACACAATGTTGTTACCAAGCACAGAAAGAAGACAGGTTGGACAGACAACCAAAAGAAAGTTGTGGATTTATGGTTCTGCATTTTCAGGAAAGACCACTTTTGTGGATGATGCACCAAATCCATTGAACTTAAACACAGATGGAAACATCCAGTTTGTGACCATGCCCTTCATACCTATCAAAGACACCTATGAAGGAAGAATCAAGGTCTTTGCATGGAAGAACTTCAAGGATGCAATCACAGAACTGGAAAGAGGTGGAAATGACTTCAAGACCATAGTTGTTGACCTTCTTGAAGACACCTATGAACAGTGCAGATTGTACATGTATGACCAAATGGGAATCACACATGAATCTGATGATTCCTTCAAGGCATGGGATAAGGTCAGAACTGAATTCCTGTCAACAATCAGAAGATTGATGAATCTTGACTATGAAAACATCATTCTGATTTCACATGAAGACACTTCAAGGGACATCACCAAGAAGTCCAGTGACAAAATCACTGCAATCAAACCAAACCTTCAGGACAAGGTTGCAAACAAGGTTGCAGGAATGGTGGACATTGTTGCAAGGGTGGTTGTTGAAGATGATGACACAAGAATTCTTTCTTTCAAATCCACTGAAATGGTTTTTGGTGGTGGAAGATTGAAGAATATATCCAAGACACAGATTCCTTTGGACTGGAATGCATTGATGGAAGTATATGAAGAAGCAAATGCAGGAAAGAAGGTGTTGAAGGCAGAAGAACCTGTTCAGAAGGCATCTGATGAAGTCAAGGAAGAAGATTCTGCACCTGAAACAGAAGAACCTTCAGAAAGACCAAGAAGAAGGACAAGAAGGGCATCCAGTGAACCTGAACCAATGAAAGATGGTGACATGAATCCACCTGAAGAATCTGTTGCAGATGTAGACACTGGAACAGGAACAATCACAGGTGCAACACCTGAAGAAGTTCAGGAAGCAGAAGAAGGTGAAAAGACTGAAGCACCTAAAAGAACAAGAAGGTCAAGAAGAACAAGGGAATAATTTCCCACACTAATTCACTACAAACTAATAACTAATGAAAGGTAAAGGTACAAAATTATGAGTATTTTTGACAAGTGGAACAAGGCAGTTGACACAAAGGGTCTTGCAGAAGATGCAAAGGAAGCAGAACAGAATGGTGGTTCAGGTGATTATCCTGAAGTTCCTGTTGGTCAGTATGAAATCAAGATTGACAAGATGGAACTGAAGGAATCATCCAAGGGTGACCCTATGTTTTCAGCACAGTTCAGAATCCTGTCAGGTGACCATTCAAATCAGTGTTTGTTCATGAATCAGGTTATCACACAGGGATTTCAGATTGGTATTGTGAACAAGTTCTTGCGTTCACTGGATGTGACTGATGATGTGGAATTCAAGGACTATGAACAGTACAACAACCTTGTCATGGACATCATGGAAGAAGTTGATGGAAAACTGGAATTCCTGTTGGATTATAGAAAGTCAAAGAAGGACTTTCCTATCTATACAATCAAGGAAATTTTTGAAGCATAAATTTTTTTAACCAAGGTGCTGAAGTTATTCTGCAAAGGTGACTTCAGCACCATTGAAGGAAAGGTGATTTGATGATTTTTTATGACTTTGAAGTATTCAAATATGATTGGATGGTTGTCCTGATGGACATGGACAATCAAAAAGAAACTGACATCATCAATGACCCTGACCAACTGGAAGACTATTATTTGGAACACAGTCATGACATTTGGGTTGGATTCAATTCAAGGGGATATGACCAATTCATTCTGAAGACAATCCTTGCAGGGTTGAATCCTAAAGAATGCAATGACCACATCATTGTGAAGAAGAAATCAGGATATTCTTTTTCAAACCTGTTCAATAAAATTCCACTGTATAACTACGATATTATGCAGAACATTGACAGGGGTCTGAAGTGGTTTGAAGGGTCAATGGGAAACAACATCAAAGAAACATCTGTCCCTTTTGATATAAACAGAAAACTGACTGAATCAGAACTTCAGGAAGTCCTGAAATATTGCAGACATGATGTTGAACAAACCATTGAAGTGTTCCTTGAAAGAATAGATGACTTCAATGCACAAATGGAACTGATAAAGATGTACAAAAGACCTTTGTCAGACATTGGAAAGACCAAGGTTCAGTTGTCTGCTGAAATCCTTGGTGCAACCAAACACACTTGGTCTGATGAATTTGACATTTCAGTTCCACCTTGCATGAAGGTTCAGAAATATACAGATGTTCCTGCATGGTTCCTGAATCCTGAAAATCATCACTATAAAGATGGAAACAATGCACATCAGTTGAAAAAGGTGATGTCAGGACTGGACATGGTGTTTGGTTGGGGTGGTGTTCATGGTGCAAAAGAAAAATATCATGACACTGGTTGGTTCCTGAATATGGATGTGGGTTCCCTATATCCAAACCTTTGGGACAATTTCAGACAATGGTGTGCATCAAGGGCAGTTCCACCTGAAGGACTGGAAAAATACCATGAAATGATTCAGTTCAGACTGAAACTGAAGGCAGAAGGAAAGAAAAAGGAACAAGCACCTTTCAAGATTGTTTTGAATGGTTCCTATGGTGCAATGAAAGATTTATTCAACAAACTGTATGACCCAAGGGGTGCAAACAACACCTGTGTCTTTGGTCAAATCCTTGTAGGTGTTGACCTATTGGAAAGACTGGAAGAATCAGGACTGTGTGAAATCATTCAGGTGAATACAGATGGTATTTTGGTCAAGATGCATCAATATGAAGATTATGACCTGATTGATGACATTGCATTTGAATGGGAACAAAGAACAGGACTGTCCCTTGAATTTGATGATTATGGTTGGGGTGAAATTTTTCAGAAGGATGTCAACAATTATGTGATTATTGATGAATGGGGACACTACAAATCAAAAGGTGCTTATGTCAAGAAACTGTCACCACTGGACAATGACCTTCCAATTGTGAACAAGGCATTGATTGAATATATGGTTCACCATGTTCCAGTGGAAAAGACAATCTTTGACTGTGATGACCTGAAGGAATTTCAACAGGTCAAAAAGATTTCAGGAAAGTATGAATGCATTGTTCATGGTGGTCAGTTCATTGAAGAACAAATCATCAATCCTGAAACTGGAAGAAAGAAGAAGGTCAGAAAATATGACCACACAGGGAAACTAATCAGTGAAAAGTGTGTCAGGGTCTTTGCATCCTTGGATGCTGAAGATGGTGGATTGTATAAAAAACATGCTGAAAAGGGAACCTTTGCAAAGATGGAAGGAACACCTGAACACTGCTTCATCTTCAATGACAGTGTGAAAGATGTGAAATGTCCATCTAAACTGGATAAACAGTGGTATGTGACCACTGCAAAAGATAGATTGAAAGGATTTGGTGTTCAAGTATGAATTTATATAGGGGATATGTTCCAACAAAGAACAAAGAACCACAAATGAAATTCAAAAGGGGTCAGAAATTGTTGACCCTGAATGAAGTTGAAGACCTTCCTGAATATGCAGGTGTGTTGGATTCAAACACCATCTTGGTTGACATTGATGACCATGATTCATCAGAAGTCATGATGAACATTGTGGAAGACCTTCAGTTGGACTGCAAGGTGATTCAGACATCAAGGGGAAAACACTTCCTGTTCAAGAATTCAGGGGTGTCACAGTGTTATACACATGTGAATCTTGCATGTGGATTGATTGCAGACATCAAAGTTGGTTGCAAGAATTCCACAGAAGTCCTGAAGTTTGATGGACAGGACAGATTTGTGGAATGGGATGTGGATGAAGGTCAGGAATATCAGGAACTTCCAAAGTGGATGCATCCAGTGAAAGGAAAAATGGAATTCTTGGACATGGATGCAGGTGATGGAAGAAATCAGGCATTGTTTTCTTATGAACTGATTCTTCAGTCATCAGGACTGGATGTTGAACAGTCAAGAACTGCAATCAGAATCATCAACAAATATGTCCTGAAAGAACCACTATCAGAACAGGAACTTGATGTCATTTTAAGGGATGAAGCCTTTCAACTGCCTGTTTTCTATGATGGAAAGGTCTTTCTGTTCAACAAATTTGCAACCTATATGAAGTCACAGTTCCATATTAAAAGAATCAATGGACAGTTGCATGTGTACAAGGAAGGCATTTATGTCACAGGGTACAAATTCATTGAAAACATGATGGTGCAGGTCATTCCTACACTGAAGGCAAATCAAAGAACAGAAATCCTGAAGTATTTGGAAATCATAACACCTGAAGAAACATATCCTTCAGATGCAACCTTGATTGCATTCAACAATGGAATCCTTGACATCAAGACAATGGAACTGAAGGAATTCCATCCTGATATTGTTATCACCAACAGAATTCCTTGGAATTACAATCCTGATGCATACAGTGAACTTGCAGACCATGTTTTGAACAGAATTGCATGTGACAAGGTGGAAATCAGGATGTTGTTGGAAGAATGCATTGGATATTGCTTTTTCAGGCAGAATGAAAAGTCCAAGTCCTTTTTCCTGACTGGTTCAGGTTCCAATGGTAAATCAACTTATTTGGACATGGTGAAGTGGGTTCTTGGTAGACAAAACTATGTATCACTTGACTTGGAAGAACTGTCAGAAAGGTTTTCAACATCCACCATGTTTGGAAAACTTGCAAACATTGGTGATGACATTTCAGATGAATTCCTTCAGGGAAAACAGATTTCACAATTCAAGAAACTGGTGTCAGGAAATGATGTGAAGGCAGAAAACAAAGGTCAGGATGTGTTCTTCTTCAAACCTTATGCAAAACTTTTATTTTCTGCAAATGAAATTCCAAGAATGAGAAACAAAGGATTTTCTGCAATCAAAAGAAGAATGGTCATCATTCCATTCAATGCAGTATTCACCAAAGATGATGAAGACCATGATGATTATATCATTTACAAACTGAAGTCACAGGAAGTTGCAGAATATCTTGTCCAGTTGGGTGTGCAGGGACTTCAAAGGATTCTTCAGAAAACAGATGATGAAACAAGAAAGGATGGATTCACTGTTTGTCAGGAAGTTGAAAAACAGGTTGATGAATTTGAAAGGGACAACAATCCAAT